TACAACTTTACCTTCCCCTGGTGGAGGAGCATCTTTGAATGGACAACAATTAATCGAGCAAAGTATTAGAGAGAAAGAGATTTTAGATAAAGAACTTCTAACTGAGTTGGAAGAACCTATTCCATTCACATTATTCTAAATGAGTAAAGATAACTACAAGATTAATATAGATATGCCTCCCCTGGTAGATCTAGATGAGATGTCAGAAAGCGAGCTTAGTCTTTTTGATCTTAATAATCCCGATAGAGCCTTATTTAATTTGGTAGATGATGAGCTTATAAAGTTATCTGGATCTAAACTTTATTTCTACAAGTACTATCAGTCCAAAGAGTATGATGAGGTTTATATGGAAGCTCCGAATAAGCCTATAGCAAGGGAAGGGGTTGCAGTATTTGGTCATTACGAGCCTAAAGTACTAGAAGAAAATTTAACTCAGTTCGGGATAGAATTAACAAATGATCAGCTATTCACTTTTAATAAGAGTTATATTGAGCGCAAGATAGGACGAACCATTATTCCTGGTGATATTATTCAACCTCACTTCCAAAACCAAAAGTATGAGATCTTTCAGGTTCAAGAAGATAGTTTTGAGGCTTATGGAGTTTATCACTTAATTTGTTCTGCTAAACTTCTTCGGGATTCTAGGGATGTTCAAAATACACCTCTTACCAACTATAGTGAGAACATAGGAGGAAGCATTTATGGCGAATGAAGTTAATATCATTGATAATATGGGGACTGAAGTATTTTTAAGTTCAGTTTCAAGTGCTAGAAATGCTGATAAAATTTTTAGGGACTTTATTGTAGCGGCTACTAGAAAAGAACACAACATTAGTTTCTTATACAAAGAAACTTTAAGGGCTATAATACATCAATTTAGTAATCTTTCTTATATAAATACTGAAAATGAAATTATTTCTATAAAATGTATGCATGCTAATCCTGAGAGGACAATAGCTAAACTTACACAAGAGACTAATATTATTCTACCAGTTATTTCTGTAAGCCAAGCTACTTCTGAGGAGGATGCTACTAGAAACCGATATAATCCAATGATTATTTATGAGAAGGTTTGGGATAGTAATTCTCAAAGAGCTTATAGAGTGGCTAGTTTAGCCCCAAAACCAGTTAATATTACTTACACAATTAATGTTTGGTCTAAGTATAAGTCTATTTTAGATCAACTTGTGGAACAAGTAAGGTTGATGTTTAATCCAAGTATAGCTGTTAGAACCCCCTTTAGTTCAAAAACAAAGGCTTATTTGACTAATGAGGCAGATAATTCAGCCTATGAGGTGGGAGATAGAGAAGAGAGAATTATTAGGAAATCTTTTGATATCCAGGTTCAAACCTATATTCCAAACCCTAGGTTCCTTGTTACGGCAACAGGAGAAATCCGTCAACTTAAGTATGAAGTGGAAACAGGAAAATAAGGGTTTCAAAAAAATAAAGCAATAAATACCTTATTGTATAGTAAATAAGATAGAAGGAAATTTTTTATGAAAAAGCTCCAAAACACTGGATACCAATCCATTAATGTATGTGTAAAAACCTCTAAAGGCTCAAAATTTGTCTGGTTAAAGCCCAGAGAGTCGGTAGTGGTTAAAGATAGTGCAGTATCTGATCAAGCTAAAGTTCTTCATAGTCGCAGAAGAATTAAAATAGCCTCAATATAGGAAATAAATTATGCCAAACTTCGTTTCTCCCGGCGTTTATGTTGTAGAAAAGGACATATCTGAGTATTCTCCAACGCTAAATTCATCCATAGTGGGTATTATAGGTTTTGCTACAAAAGGCCCTACTAATAAACCTACTCTAATCACTTCTCCACAACAGCTAATTTCCACTTTTGGACCTCCTTCGGAGGGTCTTTATGGTCAGGGGCTAGAAGGAGCTTTAGAGATTTTAGAAGCAACAAACCAAATCTACTTTGTTAGGGCTTCTGATGAAGCTACTAGTGTTGCTGCATCTGCTATGGTTCCTTTTGGTGCTTGCCCAACTGTAGTTGTATCTGCTTTTGATATTGTTGGTGGGAATGGTTGGGGTACACCTAACAGTTCTTCTATTACACTAAAAGTTCAAAGTTATGATAACAATAGTGTAGCTCAATTTGCATCGCCCCAATCCTTCACTATTACATCAGGTATTACAGGGACTACTGGGGTTGCGGGGGCAAATGAAGCTATGCGCTCAGTAATTGGTGGAAATCTTCCTTATGCTAATGTTTTTGCTGGATCTATAGTGAATTCTGCTGGAACAGCTGTTTCGGCAGCTATTTGTGGGGCGTATGCTGGCGGCTCTGCTAGAATTGAGGTTTCAGCCTATGACCATAATGATGCTGCTGTGGCAGTATTAGGTGAGTATTGTCATTCTGGTACTATTAATGGTGCTTTAGCTACTACAAAAACAGCTTATGGGGCGGGTATACCCAATACTGCTGCTAGTGCTGGTCCTGCTTATTATGTGGAAGCATTATATCCAGGTACGGGCTATAATCTATCAACCAATAGTGCAGGAGATACTATAGGTAATTCTATTGAGATTGCAAGTTTTGGGGATGATGAAATTCTCTTATCAGTTAATGAAGATGGTTCAGTAAGAGAAAATTTCAGTACCACCTTAAAAGATACCACTGGAGCATTTATTGAGGATGCTATTAATATTGGAGATACTGATCTAAAATCAGATAGAATTAAAGGTTATGTGGTATCTGGCTCTACAATGACTGATATATCTTTTGATGGTATTACTGCTGCTTATTGGGGTGCTTCTGCTGATGTAGGGAATGTCTTTGGAACAACAATGTATTTCTCTCAGTATATAAATGGTGGTACTTCCAGCTTTGATGGAGCCCCTTCCTTCATCAAGCCAGTAGAAGGTTCTTATAGCCTAGTTGGTGGTACTGATGGCATGAGTGCTGATACTGATGTTTTAGATGCTGCTATAATTGGTTCTCAAGCTGTTACACCTAAAACTGGTATGTATTCTTTAGATGATGAGGTTATTGATATTTCTATAGCTATTGCTCCTGGTATACATGATCAAGCCGTGCAGAATAATCTAATTTCTTTAGCTGAAACTACTCAAAACTTTTTAGCTGTAGTTGCTCCCCCAGAGGGAGTAGGTGGAGTTCAAGATGCTCTTGATTGGACAAACGGATTAAAAGATACTAGAACTGCTGCCGTTAATAATTCTTATGGTGCTGTATACTGGCCCCATGTAAAGGTTTATAGTGTTTTCGATGGTAAGGATCGTTGGTATGACCCAGCTATTTTTGCTGTTAGACAAATGGTGTATACTGATTCTGTATCAGATCCTTGGTTTGCTCCTGCTGGTTTTGTTAGGGGTCGCCTAACTAAGCCTTCTGATGTGGAAGTAAGATTAAACCAGGGTGATCGGGATGCATTATATGGTAACGGTAATGTTGTAAACCCCATTGTAAATTTCCCCAAGCAAGGAATTACTGTCTTTGGACAAAGAACAACTCAACGCGCACCTACGGCATTAGATAGAGTAAATGTTCGTCGCTTGTTGATTGTTCTAAAGAAGACACTTCTTGCTTCTACTAGAACTTTTGTTTTCGAGCCCAATGATCCTATCACTTGGGAGAAGATAGAAAATCTTGTTAACCCTCTTCTAGATGATATTGCTAGAAGAAGAGGTATTGTTGCATTCAAAGTTGTGTGTGACGAAACAACAAATACACCCCTAAGAGTTGATAGAAATGAACTCTGGTGTAAGGTTCTTATTAAACCCACAAAGGCGGCAGAAATGATTGTCTTTGAACTTAATGTCACCAATCAAGCTGCTAAACTAGGAGGCTAATAAATGTCAATTAATGGTTATTATGCAAAATCAAATCCCGAACTAAGACGGGAGATCGAAGATAATGGTGGGCTACCTGTAATCTCACAAAACTTAGATGCTATTAGGGCTTATCAATGGGAAATCCACTTCCATCCTCCTGATGAGGATATTTTAACTCCAGGTACTTTTTCTAAACCTTTAACTTTGGCTGCTAAACAAGTTAGCCAGATTGGTTTTACAGTAGATGATATTGAAGTTCATCGTGTAAATGATAAAGTATTCTACCCTGGAAAATCTAGTCCTGATGAGTTGGTAGTTACTTTCGATAATCTACGAGATGAAAGAACAAGTTTCCAACTTTATAAGTGGATGCAATCTATTTATAACCCAAAGACTGGGGAGTTTACTAGCGCGTTTAATACTTCCCCCTCCAACTTTAAAACTAATATGGACATTGTTCAGCTTGGGGCTGATATGGAGCCTATTAGTGTTACTAAAGTTTATGGTAGTTATCCCAAGACTTGGAAATTAGCAGAATTCAATTATTCTACTAACGAGTTCCATACAATTGAGGCAACCTTCCGGTTTGACTTTTTGGCTCAAAACGAGAACGACTAGAAAACTATGAAAATGTAGTTAAGCTTAATCCTTAGTTGGATTAAGCTTAACTATTATATAAATAATGGCAAATTACTTTGAAGAGCTTTTAGATAGTTATAGTAGGCTGAAAAAGAGGCAGCTTAGAATTAATCTAACCAGAGTAGATGAACAAGAAGTTGATAGAGCAGCCGCAGAGCAACAATTATTAGCTGCGTTAGAGAAAGCTAAAGCGGGGCAAGGCACTCCCTATATGCCTTTTAATACACCAAACTTTACTTTTCAGGTAACTAAGAGTGGTAAAAAT